GGGGAGCACTGCAACCCAACCCCCAAAGACGAGGCGGAAAAACTAAGCTGGGCAGCCAGTACTGTTGGGCCCCTCGGCGTCTACTAACGTAAGACGCTCTAGGGCCAACAGCAGGGCTTGCACCTGCTTATCCGCTTAACGCTTTGGGAATTGTGAAGTTCCCCCTGTATAAGTGATATTCACTTATGATATTCTGTCAATTCGACAGGAACCCAACGGAGTTTTGTTGCAACGACTCCGTGTCGTGCGGAACGCTCTAGGTGTTTAACGTCAAGCGCAACAATGCTGTCGATATAATCGATAGCGATGTCGCCAACGCGAATAGACCTAGTCTTATACGGTTCTGGACTATTTAGTCCATTAAGTCGCATAAGACTCTTTTGGAGAGCACCGTAACCCTCAAGTATATCAGTGCGATACACCGGAGAAGGCACCAAACACCTTAGTTCGAGGCGCTGGTATTTCTTATTCCATCTCTTCTTAAAAGAAGAAGATGGATGAAAGAAATGGTTACGTCCAATCACAGGAGAATTTTCTGGAACCGTGGGTAATAATACCCCGGTTTTCTCAACTCTTGAAAAGAGTAGAGATGCAGTGTTAATATAGCCTCTTTTAAAGAAGCGATTAGCACAATGCACAGTAGAAATGATCTCCTTAGATTGCCGCCTGTTCTCAGGTAGCACCGTCCCCAGATATTCAGGTTGAACCTGGTATCCCAAGAAGGCATCTACCCCACAAGACTCACGGAAAAATCCGCGATAAAAGGTCTTGGATGTATTTGGCTCACAATTGTATCGTGTGAGACAATTGAGAACAGTATCCACAATGTCCGTGGGAACGATTAAATCGTCACCATAGACAAAAATACGCTTTGCAACATATTTGATGTTGCGAAACGTAACAGGAAGGTTACGCGACTCTAGAGAAGCTATTACACATATTGTGTAAAAATACATAGCCTCAATAGGGAAGCATAGAGCGGAACCCATAGAAGCGAATTTGCGTAATGGACCAATAATTTGGCCATCGGGCATCTTCGCATGCGTAGATCTGCAGGCAAGAATCGCGTCCTTCAAATCGGGATGCGAATCAAACATGCGGATAGCTAGATCAAGAGGAACTCTATCACTAGCGTCCTTGAGATCAATAGTAGAGAATTCCCTACTATATGACGCATTAAGAGCAAGCTGCTGGTTAACTCGCTGGTCACGGAAATTAATGTGGCCGGAAGTTAACCAATAGGACTCGATACGATCGTAAAGAGCGTTTCGAATCCCTTGTTGTGCATATTGCATACAGCAAGGCTCAATAGCAATTATTCTAGGGCCTTTGAGTGTCTTCGGAACGGGAGTAACCTTAACAGGTATCTCCTGATCCTCTGAAAGGATCGATACACGCTCAACCTGCCTTCTATTGCCAAGCTCCCCAGAAGTAATAGGGTAGCAACTGTCAATAAAAGGAAACCAAGGTTCGAGCCGATCCTGCCAATACTGCCAATCGAATTTCTGATTTCCAGATCTTTGATCAGCAGTTGCCCCGGGTCCATGCCTAGGAAGTAACTCGTCCAAGCGTATATTACGCAAGACATTACTCCAAAGCAGAAAACATAC